CCAATGGTTTTGCTTGCTCCGACCCCCGCACCACTTGCACCGACACGCAGAATATATTGCTCGCCATTAGTCTCAAGCAACACGTAATCATCAAACATTTTCAGGCGCCGATAATATTTAGAAGTGCCGGGAAAGTTTACAGATGAATATGAACCGGAAATAGCAAATGCAGCCCCATCAAAACTTGCTTTGAGCTGGTTCGTGTTTATCTCTATGGCATAAAATAAATCATGCTTCGTCGAATAAACCGCATGGGCAACACCAGTGCCGCCGCCAAGCCCGGTGCAGTCAGCCCACGAAGATCCATTATTGGCCGTATATTTGGCGCCGCCAGCGGATGTGCCACCATTTAGATATGTGGTTAGAATTACTCCCGACTTGCTAGCCGACACTGATGTGATGTGAACTCCGCCATTGCTGTACGAGGAATTCTGCGCCCAGGTTGATCCATTATTGATGGAGTAATACAGCAGTCCCGTTGCGGTTCCAGCCCACCAGCGATTATTGAGTTCATCAAAGCAGATTGCGGTAAATTGAAGGTTTGGCCCGACGATAGCGAAGGCAGCACCGTCAACACTTCGCACAAGTCTCGCGCCTGCAATCATCAGCACGCCGTTAGCATAAACGGATTCGTACATGAACGGGTTTACAGAAACGCCCGCAGAGCTTAGTGCGGCATCTAGCGAAACCTGCATTCCAAATAAAACTTGATCTTGATACACCTCAGCAAGTGCGGGGTATGCAGTCTTTAAAACTTTGACGCCAGCCATGCGAATAAGCGCACCATCGTCCAGCGTGTCGGCCTTAATTGGCGACTCCACTATTTCACCGATTCTTTTGTCGCCACGAATTGAGAGCTTGCTTAGCTTAAGAAAATCGATAGAGCTTGTGGAACCGTTGACCGCATTGACGCGAGCTTGAATTTCAGCATCAAGCGTTGCGTGGTTGACGCCCATGGACTCACAGGCTTTGCGCAAATTCAGCAGGTCATTTATTGTGGTTGCACCGGTAACAGCGTCAATCCGGTTTTGTAGCTGCGTGCGAAATGTTGTAAGCGTGATCATTTATAAACCTGCGATAGCTAATGTTTCGAGATTTTTGTAAGCGGCAGTGTTTGGCAGCGCCGCTTCTGTTAGGTCCCCATCAACACCCTGCAAAGATGCCAGCCATTGTGCTTGCGTGCCGACGAATCCATTATTAAGGGCAACCTGATAAGCGGACGCACCAACAAGCGAGGCAAGCCACTGCGCGCGAGTACCGACAAAGCCTTGACCTACCGCAACGTCATAAGCATCACCACCACCCGTAACAACAATCACCTGCTGACGCATATCATCCACTTCATCGCGCATCTGCTGAACCTGAGCACGAATTGTCTGGCACTGCAGCAACGTTCCGGCTGCCGTCGCTGCGCTCGAATTAGCCGAGTTCATCGCCGCAGTTGCGGAGTTGACAAGGTTTTGCAGGTACAGCAACTTTGTGACGGTAAGTTTTTTGTCATCACCAATGGTTACAAGCGAGCCGGAAACATCGGGATTTTCAATTTCATTTACACCGTCAAAGCCCGCAGGCAATAGAATCGACCGGCTGTTATCCTGAATGAGCGCCCCAATAACTGTGTGAATCTGACCGAAAATCGCATCAAGATCTTCGGCCAGTATCGTCTGCCCGTTCTCGAAGTTGGAGGGAGTAAAATTATTAATCATCGCGTTTTAGCTCTCGGCTCATATTCAGTTAAATACCCCCCAACCCTAATAGGGTCGGTATCGTCAGAGTTAACAATTAAAATCACCGCAATTGCCCGGCCAACACCAGACAAATAAACCTGATTGATCGCATCATCAGCCACACCAAAAACTGACTCACCAAATACAGCCGCCCCATAAAAACTTTCGTTGCCGCCAATTTTCACGCTAAACGGGTTAAGCCCTGGAGCATCGCCGCTCGAATAATCCAGCTCGGCATAAACGCTCATTGACTCCATGCGTTCACAATCCGCATTGATCGTGAGCCGCTTAAATTTTTTGCGCTGCTGTGGATTGCCAATAAAGTTATGCGAGAAGCGAATTAATCGCGTGAATTCTTCCCCCGCATGGCTTGCGCCAACGTCCGCGCGGTAGACAAAACCATCATCACCGCCAAGCAGTAAGTATTCCTCGCCATTGATTACAGTGCTGCAACCGCAGCGCATTACAACCGGATAGCTGCCGGTGAATGCACCAACAACTTTGCCACCCAAGAAGGTAACACCAACAAATCCACGCTCAGAAAATATCCGGTACTGATTCTTGTTGCGCACCGGCATTGAAAAAATCACATCATCTTTTTGTATGGCAGACTTAAACTTTTCATCCAGGCTGGTCATGGAGAAATCACCATACGCCTGCACGCGCGAAAGCCTTGTTAAGCCTGCTTTGGTAAGAAAAACAGAATCGCCAACGTTGGTGATTGAGCCGCGCTTTGCGCCAGTACCGTCATTGAATACTGACTTTGAAAAAGTGGCTTTGGTTTTACCGGAAAGAATATGGATTGATTCTTCGCAGAAAATTGCGCAGCGCTCGTCAGGCTGCAAAGCCAAACCGACGATCTTGTCGGAGCATCCAATCTCAGCACCAACGGCAGCGCTAAAATCGGTGGGCGTGCCCGGCCCGCTTGCCATAAGCGAGCCATTTTCAAAACCCAACAGCAAAACATCGGAAGGCAAAACCTCAATGCTGCTCGGCGTATCGGTCGGCATTGCGGTAGAAATTTGAGTAAACGTGGTGCCGTCATACATCAGCGCTTTATTGACGCCATTAACGATGATCAGCTTTTGAGTGCCTGCACTCGCTGTAAAATTGTGCACGCGGAATTCATAGCGCCCATTTTTTAAAAGGTGACCGCTTGTCGCAATCTCGCTCCAGCCCGCAGCTGTAGCCTTGTACATCCTGCAAGTGGTGGCGTCCGAGTGATCGCGAAACGCATAGATTTCGTTTTTGTAACCAACAACACCGCGAACAGGACCAACACCGGGAACAGCAAGAATTGGCGCCCTCAGAATATTCGCTGCATTTTTTAAATAGGCTTTGTGCTCAGCATAACCGCGCGCGCCGATGTTTGAAGGCAGCTCTCGCACCTGATTACCGGCAAGCCGGTCGCTCAACGTCATCGCTGGCCCGCCCAGCTTAATCACAGCAATACGGCGATTATTAACGTCCGATCCGTCAATGCCAACCACAGTGGCAAACGCGCCCGAAGGAACAGCAACAACCAAATCACCAACAGAAATGCCATTGAGCGTGTACAGCCCAATGATCAAATAAGCTGCCTTATTTGGCTCTGCATGCCCGTCAAACTTTTCAATGCCGCGCATGGTTGAATAACTGCCACTGCTATCAACCTCCGCATTAACCAGCGCAACCGCCTCACCGGGCTTTAAATCCATTAGTGGCGACTCGGTATTTAATCCGCCTGCAGCACTTACAGATTTTAATGGCATTGGAACGCACTCGCGCCAAACTTAATTTCGGGCTTCAACTTGCTGTGCATGAGCATGAGTATTTTTTCTGACTGCTCGGTCGCTTCAGCGTAAAGCGCCTGATCCTCGTCAAATCGCGCATAACTTTTTACTGCTCGCCAGAAGATCGCATCGTGGTAAGCAGCGTTACAGATGGGAGTGTCAGCATTTGTCGTCAGCTCTTGCGGCAAGCGCTGGTAATGAATCTTAATCTGATAATTAGCATCAGGAATCGAATCAAACGTGAACGCATCGTTTGCGAAGTAGCAGACCAAAGGAAAGCCGGGGGTTTTGTTTTGTTGCAGAATATTCGTCGCCGAGGATGGCGAGCGGATCACACGCATGGACTGATACTGCCCATTCACCAGCACGTAGGCCGCACTAACATCTTGCAGGTCGGTAAGCGCAAGCTGTGCCAGCGTGAAAGACTCCTGCCCAGCAACCAGGTTGCACACCTTGTCGGACTTTAAAAACGCCCATTCGGTTGACTCACGCTGAATATCAAGCCACGCATCACGAACCCAGCCTACAAATCGCTTTTGGTGACCTGCCACACCAGAAACAGAGGCGGGGCCATCGCCTGATTGCCCCGCCTTATCCCACGCCTTTTTTACCAATTCGAGAAAGTTCATTATTCGGCGTCTTCGTATTCGCCGGGCTTAACGTCAAACTTGATCACGGTGAACGGATCGGTTTGAACTTCGCGCTGCGTTACTTCGTCACCCTTCTGCTCGTACTCAATCGTGATCGAATTTTTCAGCAGATCGTAGATTGGATAGGGAACCGTTACCTCCACGCCACGCTGAATAGTGGTGTGAACGCCGTTAATCCCAACTGTTAATTGGCGATCAGCATTAGGCTTTTCGAATATCTTGATTCGCACTTTGGTTTTGCAAAGCGCCTCAATATCAGCACTCTTATCACCTGCCGCTGCGGTCGGCTCATCGCTATCCGCGTCAACCTTGCCGCCATTGGTGCGAACCAATTCAAGCAACTCTGCCTGCGTGGCACCTTCGGGAGCCTTAACGCCAAGCACCTCAGCCAGATATTTGATAATCGTTGCCGGTTTGCTCTTAACCGTAATGTTTGTGCTCATGTTGTTTTACCAATTTCGAGAAAATAAAAAAGGGGCCGAAGCCCCTGCCAATTTGGCACCCCATGTGCCTGCCATGATCAAACCGTTACGCGAGGTTAGATGCCGCAACCTCGGCGCGAACCAACCAAGTACCGTTCAGGATCCCGCTTGCGTGCCAGGTCTTCCAGCCCACAGAGCCCCACTGGCCAAGCTCATCACCATGGCGCGGGGTGCCGGGCTTCAGCACCATCATATTGATACCTTCTGACCCCTTGAGCGCGGTCACGCCAAACGCATCCTCAGCAACGTAAATCACCGGGTAAACGTCTGCACTTGTGCCGCCAGTGGTCATAACCACGCCGCCATGTGCACCACCAGCATTGATCCAAGGGGTCATGTTCTGTGTGAGGATGTAGCGAACATCTTCAACAGAGCCGATTTCCTCGGGGCAAAGTGGTTGAACGGTGCCGTACTCGACAACTGACTTGAAGCCAGCCAAGCCGCGAATGTCGGATTCGAGGTCGGTATGAGCAAACGCCACATAACAAGCCTCGATTGGGCGAGTGCCGACCTTCACAGAAGCCGACAGCATTTTGGTGAGCTTCTTGCCCTTTGCATTTTTCAATGCGCGAGTGGCTTTACGCTGCACGTTGAGAGTGAGCTTTGTGTTAACAGCAGAGCGAACTGAACCGTTTGCAAACACAGCGTTGGATCCACCAATGATTGCACCGATAACAATCTTCTCAACCGTCTCAGCAGCTTGCTCGCCCGACAGCATGGTCATATCAGACAACACTGGATCTTCGTGCGTATCTTCCACGCGGTCAGTGAAGCGAGCGTAAGAGCCGTACTGCGCGAGCGTGAAAGTCACGTCTTCGTATTCCAGCTTCAGCGGTGAAGGCTTTACACCTTCGGTTAATGGAGTGGTAGCGAGCGGCCAAGGCTTGGCGCGACGCATCTTGATTGATTGGCCCTTGTTTTTCGGAATCGGGCGAGACTGACCGAATTTCGCAACAACAAGAACAGGGTCGGCGTGCTTGAGCGCTTTAACGTCCAAATGAACGCCAACGCGTGGGGGAATATCACCGTATAAAGTATCGCCTGTAGGCATGATTTACGTCCTCAAATAACGGATTAAAGTTTTCCGCTATCCGCAAGAGCTGCCGCGTGCTCAAACAATGCATCGCGATCACCACCCGGAGTTTTTGAGCGCATTGCGCCCTCGCCGGGAAGCGATACAAGATCATCAATTGAGCGATTAATCGCGGGAGTTTTTGTTTGCGTAGCGGGAGTTTTGTAGTTCGGGTTTGATTGCTTGAAGTAAGTAAGCGCAGCTGAAACGTCAGCCGCTGAATTACTAAACGCCAAGTCTTTCACTGCTGCTGGCTGCGAATTTACCCACTGCGCAAACAAAGGATTGCCGTCAATCTCTTCGTAATCCGGGTGGAGCGTTTTCAGCGATTCAATTTCAGCCGCTTCATGTGCCTGCGCTGCTTGCTGCTGCGCAGGGGTGAGCACTTTTTCTTGCACTTCGCCGCGCAGCTTTAACAGCTCGGCATAAGTGTCCTTTGTAAACTTGACCAGATTGCCCAGCTCGGGAAGCTCTTCGAGCAATGCAGGATCAAGCTGCAACTCTTCGATTTGTTCCTCGATTTTCTCGGCAGCCTTGGTGTCGCCCTTGCCTTGTTTTTGCAGCTCCGCAAGTTGCCGTTGGAGTGCGCTAACGCGGCCTGAGTCGCTGCTGACTTTGTGCTCTAATTCTTTAAACCTTTTCTGTGCTGCAGGAGGAAGGGATTCAATATCAAAAACGTCGTCCTCATTTTTTGCCAGATCAATAACGTCTGTCTGCGCGCTCGCATCAGCGTTGCTTTGATCATCAGTGATTACGTCTTTGGTTTCTTCGTCCTTTGCATCATCAAAGGTTTCCAGTTGGGGCTCGTTATTCTCTGCATCCAAGGTGTCCGCTGCTTCATTAAACACGTCGTCGAGATTAAGAGTTTCACTGTTTTGGCTTTCGGTATGCATAAAAAATCCTCGCCGCCGTCGCGTGAGCAAGGGCAGTTGTTGGAAGGTTGGTTAAAGGGAATTAATAAAACGGATTGATGGAAATCTTTGCGCAGCGGTCTTTGTCGTGCTCAATAACGGATTTGAGCGCGCTGATTTTTCCGCGCAACACTGGAATTTTTTCGGGTGGGCAGGTCTCGCTGCACAGCTCGCGAATACTTTCCTGAATCGCAATCACGGTCTTATTGAAAGTGGCGATCCATTCGTCGGAGTAGTAATTAAACGGGCCTGACATTATTTGCCGTCCAAGCCAAAATTGGCGGTCATGCCTTCCGCTTGCTTAACTTGCAGCTCGGCCTGGAACATGGATTTTTTCAAGTCCAGATTCCAGCCGGCCTCTTGAAGCTTCGCCTCAAGCTGCGCGAGCGTCATATTCTCGCGGCTAGCAACTTCAAGCATGGCGTGCTGCAATTTCATCTGCGCAATTTCGAGCTGCAGATTGTTTTCTTGCCCGCGAATACCAGCCTCTATTTCCAGCTCGCGAATACGATTCTCGGCGCGCAGCTTCTCGGCGGTGATGCGAGGATCTTCTTGTTGTTGCCCACCCTCTTCTGCCTGCTTGCGCGCCTGCTCCTGCTCGGATGCCAGCTGCTCGTCAGTCTTGAGAATGTCATCAGGATTAATGTGCATGGCTTGAACTGCTTTGCGCAGCGCATCAAGCCCGCCAGATTTTAGGAATGTGGAGAGTATTGGGTGGCCAGCGTATTTATCGATGAGAGCAATCAGCGTTTGCGCCTGCTGCTCTTTCATCAGCAAGGCGCTGGTGCCGCGCGCGTGAACTTGCAGATCACCCTTGATCGACTCGTCTTTATTGAACTGCATGTTCCAATTGTAAAAGCGAGTGATCATCGGCACGGTCACATCGTCATCCCAGTTTTTAACCTGGTGCCGGCGCTCAGAGCTGGCAGCATTCATGAGCATGGACATACCGCCAACAGTCGGCGTTACCTGCCCCTGCTCGCCCTGCTGAATGGCAGGCAATCCGGTTTCTTCGTCGAGCTGGCCTTTTGCCAGGGTGTAGATATTGGCAATTTCAGTTTGGAGCGACGGGAATGCAAACACGCCGAATGCGTCTTGCACTTTTAAGTTTGGATCTGTTTTTCTCCAGCGACCCCATGGAACAATTTTGTTGCCGCCATCCATGGATTCGACGCGCGAATCAAATACAACCTGTGGGCCTGCGCTTTTAGTTGCGTTGTCCAACATCAAGCGCCACGCTGTATTAATCACTGCTTGTGAGTGACGCGCAGCGCGAGGAATGCCGGTACCGAAAATACAATTAGGATCTTTGTCCCAGCAGAAAACCGAATAAGGCCAATCCTCTGTTTCCATCGGATTTATGGCAGCCTTTAACACCTCGCCGCCGCAAAAAATCACGATCCCGTCATACTCGTTTTCGGCCTCTTCGGCTTTTTCAGGCTTGATCAAGCCAGCAGCAACAAGCACTGACTTTTCAATCGGCCCGCGATACGTCCAGACTTCATAGCGCTGGTCATCGACCATGCTAATAATGCCGCTCAGCTCACGCAGCGTAGAAACGTGCTCACTAAAATTCTGTGTGGACTTGGGGCTAATTTCGTTTAGCAAGCGGTTAAGCGCCGGCTCAATAATCCCCTGGCGACGACGCAACGTTTTAAGCGTCTTTTTGCTCATGTAAGAGCGCTCGAATATCTCGTTGCACTCCTGAATATTTTTAGCAGCAAGATCGGGAAAAAAGTCCCACAACGGGACGTGACGAACACGCGGGCGCTTGTCAGCAGTAAATGCGGCGCGCATTTGTCCCGACGCAGGATCTTTGACCCACACTGATTTTTCGCGCAGCTCCACTTCGGGACCGCACAGAACACCAGTCCCGAGAATACCCGCGTACTCTATTGCATCACGACTGGCCGCATTGTATTGACACTCGACAAGTTGATCCTCAATCGCCGTCTCCATCTTCTTGGCGCATTCGGCGGCTTGCTCCATTTCCATTTTTGCAAGGTCGCCAGTGGTTACCGGGTCTTCATTGTCCTTAAACCGAAGCTTGTCACCGTTTGCATAAACAACAGGTTCTTTACCCTGCGATGCCTCTGCCAAATCAGGATCTGGCGTTGGTCTTATGCCGTAGTTTTTATCGTCGGACGGAAACAGCATATCGATTAGCTGCGCCGTTCCGTTTTTGGTTTTTGGTTTCGTAATGTTTACGAATATGCGACTGCCACCCTCGGGCATTGCGGCCAACATTTCAGGGCTGTACATACCCTTGTACTGGCGAAAGTCCTCAACCCACTCGCGCTCAATCTCAAGGCGCAGCTGGCATAGATTTGCGACCCTGCGTTGCAGACTGGAGCCAAATAGCGCCAACGGGTCAGCGCCACTAGCGCCTGTGTCGCCAGTAGGGATGTCTATTTCTTCTGCCATTACTTAGTAACCGGTGAGTTTGTCTGCCACGCTGCGAGGCGTGCTTTGTGTTTTAGATGGGAGTGCGTGAGCTAGGTGTTCGGGTCTTGCGATCATGCAGAGGTATTGCAGTGCATCATGCGGATGCGAAAAACGGTTTTTGGTCGGCATATCGCGGAAGCGTGCCTCAGCTCCACCAACCTGAATGCGCTCAAACTTGTAGCCGCCAGCAAAGCCTTTTCTCAGCACTGGGCAGTTAACGCCGATGGAGAAAGCCGCTATTGCTCGCCCAACCAGATTGGATAGCCACCAGCGCACAGCACCTAAGCGCGGCTCTAGTGAGTTGCTTGGCGCTGCAACCACGTCATAGCCAGCCTTGCGCAAAATATCGAAGCAGCTGCGCTCGTCGTTGTCAGAGCCTTTAACGCCCGATGGGTCACCAACAACAATGCGCTCAAACCCGCGATACTTGCGCGCAACCAGCGGATCAACACAGTCTTTCAAAAACCCCTCAAGCCCCATTCTGTCGGTAGTAACTTCATCCAGAATGCGCAGCTGTCCGCTTGCTTGAACTTGCCCAACGACAAGCGCCGGGGTTAAACCAAAGTCAAAAGCCATGATTATTGGCAGGCCTTTTATCGGCAGAAATTCATTGGGTGAATTGTGAATCTGCTCGTTGTAGTGATCGCCGTAA